ACTGAATTTGTAGTATTCCCTCAAAATACAGCAATGAACTTGCTATTTTGTGGTGGTGATTACAATGAGTTAGAGGATATGTTGCCATCCTTAGAGGCATTTGCAAAAGCCGCTGGTTGTAAAAGATTATATGGCGGTGGCAGAAAAGGATGGTTAAAAAAAATAAGCCATTTAGGCTTTAAATCAGAAAATTTAATTAGTAAAGAATTATGAGTAAAGGCGCATCAACAACAACAGCAGAAATACCAGAATGGCAAAAACAACAGCAACAGGAAGTTTTCCAAGCTGCTAAAGGTTTAGCTGGTACACCATTCGTTCCATACACAGGTCCTAGAGTTGCTGGATTTAATCCAGATCAACTAAGACAATTTCAAGCCACTCGTGGTTTATTTGAAACTGGTATGGAGTATGACCCATTAACAGGCTTACAATCATTAGCACAGCAACAAGCCCCACAAATAGGTCAAGTTGGCTCATTATTAAGCGCTGACATAGGTGCATATCAATCACCTTACACCGAGCAAGTCATTGAGCAATCCATGGCTGATATACAAAGACAAGCTGATATTGCAAGAAGACAAGCACAATCTCAAGCAATTGGCGCAGGTGCTTTTGGTGGCTCACGCTCTGCTTTACTAGAATCTGAATCACAAAGACCTTACATCGAGCAACAAGCTAGAACCGCTGCTGGTTTAAGACAAGCTGGTTTTGAACAAGCTCAAAGAGCAGCCGAATCAGATATCGCAAGACAACAGCAAATGGCAATGTTTGCCCCAGAATTAGAACTACGCGCAAGACAACAACAAGCAGGATTGCTTGGGGGCGTGGGCGCGGAGCAGATGGCAAGACTTGGACAGCTTGGTCAGATTGGTCAACAACAACAATTGCTACAGCAACAAGCTCTTGGAGTGCCTTATCAAGAGTTCCAAAGAGCTTTGGCTTATGGCCCACAACAGCTTGGTTTATTACAAGCTGGATTAGGTACGCCTTTGGTCAGTTCATCAACTGGCAGGGAAACTGGATTTGGTGATGTCTTAAGCACTGCTGCACAAGCAGCGGCTTTATATTTTGGAGCATCAGACGAAAGGTTAAAAGAAAACATTAAACCTATTGGTAAGTCTGAAAATGGACACAACCTATACACTTGGGACTGGAACGACAAAGCTAAAGAGCTAGGAGTTAATGATCCAACCACAGGTGTTATCGCCCAAGAGGTTATGAAATATATGCCTGAAGCAGTCATTACAGACGAGAATGGTTACTATAAAGTTAATTACGGAGTTTTATAATGTCGTTTGGAGATATTCTTAAAGCCTTTAATCAAAGCGGTGGTCAACCAGGTGCTGTACAACCCATGCAATCACCCATTGGTATGCCTCCAGTTGGATCTGCTAATAAAGAAGCTAAAAACGAAAAGTTGGCTTTAATGCTTTATGCACTTGGGGGTGCGTTGGGTGGAAAAGATATTGGACAATCAGCGGCGGCTTTTCAACAAATTCAAGCCCAAAGACAAGCACAAGAACAGCAAAAAAAACAACGAGAATCTTTGGTGGGTTGGTTGCAATCTCAGGGTGCTACACCTGATCAAATAAATTTATTTAAAGATAATCCAACTTTGGCAAATGCGTATATAACCTCAACTTTTCAACAACCAAAAAGTTCAGCAGAAAGGTTTAGTATTTTTGACAAAAGAACAGGATTACCAACTGGAACTGTTTTGAAGTCAGAGGCAGAGACTTGGAAAAAATCTAATACTGATCCAAATTTACAACTTGGACCTCTTAGTGCCTTACCAAGAGACACAGAAAGCAGCATAGAAATAAAAGAATTAGTTGATGAAAATAATATTTTTATTGAAAATTTAACTGAAAAAGAATGGGTAAAACGAAAAGAAGCTGGTACTTTGCCACCTGGATCTAAATTACAAAATCTTGGAACTGGTCAAAAAGCAGCGGACTCTCCAAACGAAAGATTGGATAAATCATTTGCTCCAATTAATGAAAAATTTATTGCAAGCGAAATATTAATAACTGGGTTAAGTGATACTGCAAAAATATTAGCTGAAAATCCACAAGCGGCAAATGACATTGTGGCGGGTGGAGCAAAAGTTTATTCATTTATTGAATCTAATATAAAAGGTTTTGATGGCTTAATTACAAAAGGTAAAAATTCAGCAGTTTATAATGATGTTTCACAATCACAAACATCGTATGATTCTGGAAGAAATTGGAGTAAAGAAATAGATGATTTGGTTTCAGCAACAGGCATAACAGAATCAAGAATTATAGATATGGCTTTTGCGCTTTCTGCTTCAAAAGGGCAAGAAGGAAAGGGTTTGTCAGACAGAGATTTTCAAAATGCAATAGATATGCTTTCCAAAGGGTTCAATGCGCAACAAAAAATTGCTTTGTTTAATGATATTACCAATAGAATACAAACAGAATTTAATATAGAAAAAAATGCTATATTGCGTGTAAATCCAGAATTGCAAGAAAAGTATGATGCTCTTGGAGATCTTTCATCTTTTGTAAACCCATATACAACAACTCAAACAATCGATCCACTGGGAATTAGATAATGATAACCATACAGGAAGTTAGGGCTAAATATCCTCAATATAACGACCTATCGGATAAAGAACTTGTAGATAGTTTGCATGGAAAATACTATTCAGATATTCCAATAAATGAGTTTTATCAAAAAGTAGGTCTTGGACAAGATATTGCACCACAACCCAAACTAACAAAACCACAAACAGCATTAGATTACGCAAAATCAGCTGGTTCTGGATTATACAAAGGATTATCTTATATAGCTGGTTTTCCTGGTGATATTGAAAAACTTGGTCAACAATATTTACCACCAATAATGACAAGACCTGTAGCAGAAATATTTACTGGCAAAGAAGTTCAACCAACTCAAGCTTTTCTTACATCTGCACAGCTTAGAGGTATAGCTGAAAAAATTGTACCGCCATTAGAAGGTGCGGCTGAATATGAGCCTCAAACAGGTGTTGGAAGATATCTTCAAACAGGAATAGAGTTTGCCGCACCAGGCGTGACTGGTAAAACCAAAGCTGCTCGAAGATTTGGCGGCGCTTTGGGTCTGGGTGGTGGCGCATTATATGAAACAGTAGAAGAAGCTACTAAAGACCCCTTGGCAGCAACGGCAGTTACTTTACCAACAATGCTAACAGCAGGTTTATTGGCTGGCCCATCAAAAGCAGCTAAATTAGCCGAAAGATCATTAAAAGGTGTTTCAGAAAAAGAAATAGCAGATGCAATAGGATTAGAAAATGCAGCAAAATTAGCTGGTGTTAAGTTATTACCTGGGGAAACATTAGATAACAAAATGATCGCATCGTTGACAGAAGATGTAATGAAATCAGACATGGGATCTGCATATATATATGAAGCAATAAAAAATAGACCAAAAGAAGTTGAAACTTTAATTAATAAACAAGCAAACAAGATTGCTGATTTGCCAGAAAGCCAAAGAGCTGTGTTTAAAATGATTAGTGATACTGCCAAAACAAGCATTAAAACAGCAAGAAAAACAAGAACCAATAAAGCTCAAGAGGCTGGTTATAAAGTTGCGGACACAGAAACTTTGCCGCCAGAAACAATATTAGATATCATTGATGGGATTGATTCTATTCCCGTTCCTCCAAATAGTCCAAGTGCGCGTAAATTACAAGGTATAAAAAAACAACTAACCAAAGAAGTAATTAGAGACGAAAAAACAAAAGAAATTATAGAGATTATTCCAGAAACAAATATTAATAATTTAAGCTCAACCTACAAACAATTTAAAGCTGATATTGATGCCTCAAATAAAGAACTGGTTACTGGTGGAGAAAGATTTATTGTTCAAGACCTAAGACCAAAACTTTACAATGCAGATGAAACTGGTGCATTAGATTTATTAGGCTCTGCATTAAATTCTAATCCAGCATATAAGGCTGGTAATGACAAATTTGCTGAACTTACAAATAGTTTGGTTAAGGTTGTAGAAGAAAATTTATTGACCTTATCTAAAAAAAATATAGATTTGCCCAAAATAGAAAAATTTATTTTTGATCAAAAAGCAGCAAACAAAAAAGATATAAACGATACTTTGTCGCTTCTAAATAAAACAAATCCACAAGCTACCATAGAAATAGCTAATGCTTATTTCAGAAATGCTATTAACGATTCTATTGGCATAAATAGAAAAGGCCCAGAATTTACTCAAGGATTTAATTTTGTTGAAGCTGTAATTGGAAAAAAAGGCAAAAAAAGAGAAAACTTTTTAGCAGTAATTGACAATGTAGCGGATGCTCAAAAAGTTAGTAGAAAAGATTTAAAAGTTGGTTTTGAAAATATGTTAAATATACTAGAAAGAACCTCCAGAATATCTAACATAAATAAACCTGGTTTTGATGTTCAAGGAATAGCAAAGCAAACTCTTGCAAAAGATTTAGCTATGGCAAAAACATTTAATCCTCTTGTAAGACTTTCAACAAAATATAGCGAACTAAGGGCTGATAGGGCGTTAGATAATTTGGGAAGAGTTTTAGCAAATCCAAATTCTACAAAATTATTAGTTGAGCTTGGCAGAACAAACCCTACATCAAAAGCCGCTATAAGAAAAACATTGCAAATTATAGATACTGTTTCTCCTTTGGTGGAAAGACAGCAACCCACAGAACAACCACAGGTGGCAATACCCGCCCAATAACCCATGCCCCTTGCAACAGAACGAGTTGGTCGTTTTGGTGAATATCTCACAGCAGCAATCCTCTCTCAAGTTTGTGACACAGTAACCATCGTTCCACACAACGCATCCGCAGACATCATCTTTGAACACAACCTAAAGCTGTATAAATGCCAGGTCAAAACCCAATCTAAGATAGAAGAACATAGAGGCAACTGGCGGTTTGATATGCGCAAAGGTCAAAGAGTTGCACACAGAAAATACAAAGATAATGAGATAGATTTATTTGCTTTTGTTTCTATAACTCACAGGAATGTGGTTTTTTCTAAACCTTTAGACCAAGCTCAACTAACCATCAACGATGAACACATGAAGAACAATGATGCTATCAAAAACATCAAAGATATATTGAAAGATCTTAGTTAGAGATTCTCAATATCAAATACAACTTTTTGATCCTTGTAATGCTTAACGGAGTTAATTCCTACTTGTAGGAAATACTCCGCTAATGCTTGAGGATCTTTGTTTTTCAATCCAGCTACATCTATCAAAGAACGCGCAACATATCTGTTTACATAAACAGGCGTATTGTTGTTCCTCTCATTTAGAACTGGATCTTCAAAATCAAACAAGTTCATTGCTTTACTCCTAGACCTTTACCTCTTTGGTATATGGGCCTATTTCATTACCCTCTCCGTCTACACCATGTACGAGTTGTAGTTCAAGGTCAATGTAATGCTTGGCTTTAAGTAAGTCTTCAACCTTATTAACCTTATCTCTGGTAATAAGTTTCAACACATTACCCATCGACCATGACAAACCATTTGCGTAAATATACTCAATGGGTTGTATGCCATTGCCTTTATAATGTTGTCCACCTACCTGGTTATTGATCGCAAGCATATCAATTGCTTGATCCCATTCCTCTGGTGTTGCATCATCTATACTCATATTCTTCTCCTTTTTTATAAATATATTTGCATATCATATAA